ATTAGAAACGTCGGGCAAAGACGCTGAATACACGCCTAATGAAAACCAAACCGATGAATGGTTTAAATATGAAGCGTTGCCTCAAAACAATTCGGTTCAAAAAGACAAAATTACTGACCGTATCCAAAAAATAGATATATACGATAACCAACATGTTCCAATGAATCGTCAACAATTGGGTATTAATAATAATTTTAACGTTGATGTCGCACAAGACACTCTAAATCCTAACTTAAAAAACACCACTAATCGTTTCATTAATATAGACAGTCAGTTTCGCCAAGCATCCGGTGGATATGAGTCCATTGCAACTGACTTTACTCTTGACTTATCCGACCCTCTTACTAATGTCCTCAATTTGCGTTTGTATTCTATCCAAATACCGTATACATGGTACACAATAGACTACGTATACGGCAACACTTGTTTTTGGATTACTAATGCGAGCAATTCTTTTAAAATATTTATCGCACCGGGAAACTACTCCCCAAACGATTTCTGTTTCGCTTTAAACACTGCTTTTACTACTATTTCTAACTATCAACCTCCCAATGTAGACAGCATTGGTTTCAACGCAGCATTTACATATGGTGGCACGATTACGCCAACTCCTACCATAGCTTCGTATAATTCGAACAGTGGCAAAATAACCATTAATCTTAATAATTGGATCGACCCCGCCGGAAACCTTATCAACACAATTTCTCAATTTGTCGACACATTTAATAACGATGTAAATGCGTTTTTTACCTTTTTTGACTTTACGGGAGCAAAAAACTGCTACCAAAATAATAACAGTAAATATTATTGCTCTGTTGAACGCACCATTAACGAAACATTAGGTTGGCTTATGGGGTTCCGCCTACCTATTGAACCGATATTTTCGGGAGGAAATACACCCGAATCAGTAATTAATCTCTATGGGACAAAATACTTTATATTAGTACTTGATGACTACAACCAAAATCATATTAACAATGGACTTATTACTATTACCGAACTATCCAAGACACTGCCATTACCTAGCTATTATAATGCTTCTCAGCCATACATTTGTGTTTCTAATGACACCAATTACCCCGCGCTAACCAACCCTAATAATATAGGCAATTTAGCAAATGTTACACAGCAAGAAACAAACTTATTTGGTATTAATTCAGATAATTATTTGAGCAATTTACAAGACAAATTGGACCTAGGTACTGGTAATATTCTACAAGTGCTTCCGTCCGCGCCGCGTACACTAACACAAGCTCAAATTTATACAGTAAATCAAATCATAAAAAATCGCAATAAAACACTGTCATTTCGCGCAAAAGCGCCGACAAATTCAGACACATTTGCGTTAGTACCCATAAAATATGGTGGTATGAAGACGGGTGAAGTATATGTAGATTTTAGCGGCTCATTACAAGACAATAAACGCATCTATTTTGGTCCGGTTGATATTGACCGAATGCGAATTCGGTTATTAGACGATAAGGGTAATTTGGTGGACCTACATGGCGCCGAATGGTGTATTACACTAATATCCGAAAATCTATATCAATATTAATTGTTTGCTAATAATATTTTTTATATTCAGTTATTTAATATTATTATAATGAATATATCACTGATCCGCGATTATATAGGCTTACTTGCGCCTATCATATTATTTTTTTTAACACTTTTATTTTTAAGAAATAATATAAATTACTTAATATTTTTTGTATTCGGCACCGTTTTAAACAATTTATTAAACATATTATTAAAATTTATTATTAAGGAACCGAGACCATCCAAAGACAAGACCATTATTGAAATTTGCGTGGCAAACGGCGAGCGCATTAGCTTTGATAAATACGGTATGCCATCTGGACATGCTCAAAATTGTGGTTTTGTTTTAGCATACACTATACCTATTCTAGAAAACCCGATTTTAATCGGTTTCTTTGCTATCATATCATTTGTATCACTTTTTCAAAGATATTTATACAACAATCATACTATTTTACAACTAACATTCGGTCTAGTAATAGGTATTGTGGTAGGTTATGCGTGCTATTTTGCAGCAAGCAAATACATTCATGGGCAAATGAACCCAAAACCCGACGACAACTACGTTGGGTAAAAATATTATTATATTTTATATGCCAAATCATATTATAACAACTCTACTTTTAGGAGCGGTGGCGGGTTTATGTGGAGGTGCTTTAGGGCAATCTGGCGCTGAAGTAATGCTTCCCGGATTGCTTATTCTAGGAATTGTACCCAATTTTAAAATGGCTGCGGGTACGGTGTTGTTAGCGATTGTTCCTCCTATTTCTATATTAGCGGTTATCCAATATTATAAAAGAGGTCAAGTACAAGTTTGGACATCCATAATGCTATTTATCGCATATTTTTTTACAGCATTTGTTGGAGCATATGTAACCAAACATGTAAATAATCGTTCTCTTGAATTTGTTACGGGATGGTATTTCCTAATCATATCAATGTTCTTTTTTTGGAATTCCTATACTGACACATTCGGTCGTTAAACTCCTTTTTATATCATTTTACGATTTTAAATATATTAAAAATATGTCGCAAGATTATATAATGGACCTCGTTACACCTCTTTACAACTTTAACAAGTGTCAAGGTTGGACTAATCCAAACAACCTCGTATTTGGCCCCAAAATAATATCACTTTCTAGCTTTTATTGTCCCGCCGGCTCTACAAGCCTCATATCTATTACTGGCGAAAATTTTTATACCTATTCAACGGTTATGTTTGGTACTTATTCTCCAACTGTGTTTTTTATTAATTCTAATATATTACAGTTTTACGTACCACCTACACTCAATCACGGGACATATTCTGTACAAGTGTTTAATGGGTCTTTCCCTTCTAACTGTGTTAGTTTTACGATTGATAATGCGTCGGGGTTTTGGTTGTTACAACCTAGCGGCACTATTACTAATACCAATTTAAATGGTATGGTTGAGCCACAATCTTTATCACGGGGCGCACCCATTAGTCTAAATGAAACGACACCCACCTATATTGTCCCTAATAATGTAAATTGGATTATTTGTTACAACGACAATGTAGCTACTGACTTTGTTATACAATTGCCTCAAACAAGCTATATTGTAGGCCGTGAAATTATGATAAAGTCGGTATATAATGCTAAAAATACTGTAATAAATACATCGCCTACTATTTACGCAGCTCAAAATAATATTGTACCATTTGACGGCGTAAGTCCACTAATGTCATCATATGGAACAACTAACAATATAATTGTTACGGGTAAATCTAATGCTACGACATGCGTAACATTGGTATATGATGGTTATTATTGGCAGATTACTCAAAGCAATTAAACCTTGGACACTATTTTTTGCTTTGTTATATTAGGAAATTGTAGTGGAAAATAATTCGCACTATGTGTTTGCTTTACGGTTTCTTCCACTGCCATACAAGTGTATTGAATAGAATCGTTGTCTTTTGCCGATATACCTAGATTTACGGGTTCTAACGACTCACTAAATCCTAGACCCCTAATTTTTTCATTTTGACTGTCAATCCATTTGTCTACATAATTATCTATTTCTAGTTTCATCGCATTTTTATTTTTTACCATATTATTATATTTGTCTTCTATTACTTTGATTTCTAATACTAATTGAGTCTTTTCTTTTTGGAGTGTAGTCGTATTATTCCGCAATAGTTCATCATTCACTTTTGTATATTTGGCTTTTAAACTATCCAAATCGGTTTTAAGCGACGCGATATTATTGTCTAACATCGCTGTCATGCGCGCTTGTAATTTTGGTCTTAGCAATTTTAATGTCTCCATTTTTACAGCATTCAATACATCAAATGGCACCTTTCCAAATAACTTTTCATTCACTTTTTGACCTACTGATAATATATTAAACGCATAAAATTCAGTATATAACAATTCATTCGCGATGGACGCCGCCAATAAATTGACGCTTTTTGTTACACTAGTGCCCCACCAATTCCCTTTAGTTCCTTTTTTAAGTTCCTCATTTTTGACACCACTTAAGGTTTTAATGAGTGACTGCTGCGTTTTATTTTCACTACCAACGGCCTTTAACAAAATACTGTATTTTTTTTCAACATCGCCTTTTAAATCGGCGGGTATCTGATCAATGGGAATGGGTTTCGTCAGCATTGTTTCTACTAACAAATTTATATTGTTTTGTATATGCGCCTCCAAATTTACTCTGTTTATAACCGACTTGTCATTCTTTATCGGCTCCTTTTTTACATTATTTAAAATATTTACATAGAATTTCAATATTGCGATTAAATCGCTTTGGGTCTGTGTTAGTTTAGACCCACTTTGAATCGTTGTGGTGTCCAATAATTCCAACAAATCATTATCCAACGCATTAAATTGAAACACCGCATTTGATATTTTTAAGGTCAAGTTTAATCGCTTAAAAGCCTCATTGGATATATCCACTACTGATGATGGCGACATTTGTACGAGTATACCACTATTTATGTCGTAGTCGTTTAATCGGCCCAAATCGGCCAAAAACCCGCTCTTTAAGCTGTTCCAATAATTATTAATTAAATTATTCAACGCTTCATTGTTGTCATTTTGAAATATATTCAATTCATAATCATAATATTCATTTAGTTGCTTCAACTTAATGTGTTCAGTTGAATCATTTGTAGACAACATTGTATCATATGTGTTTAAACCATCTAAAATCAATCCCTTCCGTCCATTATAACTAACATTTTCGTTTGTGTTCTTTTCTATGTCTACATTAAGTATTTTTACTATTTGTAATAAAGTCAATATGGCCTTATCTTTTAGAAGCACTCTGCCCACATAACTATTCAAATCATAGTCCGCTATATTTTCATTAAATGAATTGGCTAATTCTAATATTTTTGTTATCTTATTTATAAAACTACTGTAGGTATCTAGTTTTTTTTTATAAAAAAACAAGGTCACCTTTAAATAATGTAGTATAAAATCGTTTATTGTTACTACATTTTTATTGGTCACGTGCGCAAATATTACTTCTATCTTGTTTAACTGTTTTGTTAGTTCATCGGGCGCATTATCTATTTTAAATGTTTCCAAATCGGATGCCGTATTGCTTTCCAACCTCTTTATATTCTTTTCTAATAACTCTATTATTTTTTTAACATTTGCCACATCGTCTTCATATGTACTTTTCAATGAAATCAGTTGCTCTTTAAATTCTTCCATTTGTTATATTATATATTGAAATAACTTTATTAGTATTTTCAATATATATAATATGAATTATTACCAAATTTGTATCATTATTATTGCTATTGTTGTTATTGTTGTTTGTGCCTTTAATAAAACCGTAAAAGAAGGACTAACTAACAACGATAATATTGTTCTAATCGGCGACAGTGTTTTAAATAATTCCAACTATGTCGCATTTAACGAATCTGTTGAATCAAATTTAAAAGAAATCAGCGGTGGAGGACATATCTATAATTTCGCACAAGATGGCGCCACTATTGTCAGCTGCTATACACAACTTGAAAAAATCCCTATAGAACTTAACACATCCAATACCTACATATTCATTTCCGCCGGAGGGAATAACCTATTAAAAGAAAACACCCATTTAGACACTAGCATTGTCACTAAACTTTTCAAAGATTATTGGAATTTTATTGACAGTGTTAAAATTAAACTCCCTAATGCGCATATTATTATTTTGAACCTTTACTTGCCATTTGGTTCTCGCTACGAAATTTACAAATCTTCTGTAGAAGAATGGAATAAACTTATTGTAGCAAATATGGATAAAGATGGCGTCAAATATAACATCATTGATTTATACAAATCACTAACAACCCCCGAGGACTTTGTTTACGATATTGAACCGTCCGCATCTGCTTCTAAAAAAATTGCCGACATTATTTATGCTTCACCGCAATGATCCCTTTATACACGTATAAGTAAATAAAAATTGAATTATATTTTAAATAATTAATTGTAGCATACTTTTATAAACCACGTCAAGAATGACTACCAATACTACTAATATTACTAACATTACTAACTGCGCGGAGGAGGAAATTATTGTTGTAAAAACTAAAAAAATTACAAAAACTAGACCAAGACCAAGACCAAGACCAAAGGTAGAGTTCGTATTTGAAGAAGAAAAAGGAGCATTTATTGACCAAGTATTTCGCAAGGACATTTTAGCAAATTTGCTTTCAAATGCCAATCTAACTGGTAAGGAACTATTTGATTTGATTATTACTGAAAAAAAGCTTTCGCACGATGAAAGAAGACAAGGATGGGTGTTTGAATCACTTTGTCAGATTCTTATTGTTTTGAAGTGTGTAGAAAATATACACTACACGGAAATCTTTGGGGGACAGCTACAAAACTTGAAACAACTAAAAAATGTCAATGCCTTGTTGAAAGTTAAGGTGGATGGCGGAGGTAACAATATTGTTGACATTGCTATTAAACAACACCAAACACTCGTGCTATTTACAATTAAATACAGAAATAAATATAGCGAAACCGATGTCTCCAAAATAGACAACACTGTTACTAAACAAAGCATCACAGACGACTACAAAATTGGTTTGATTGTTAAGGATAAGGCGGTTGTCATTAAACACAAATACAAAAACGAACTAAACATTGACAAACAAATACACGGTAAAATTATAGAAAATGGCTTACTATTTGACGAAACTGACGTAATTAATGCGTTAGACGTGTTTTGTCAGCGGTTTCATAATAACACATTGAGTGTTGATGACTTTATTGATGTTATTAATGCCGAATACCTATTATCCCCAAGGCAACAATTGAGAACAAAATTACATCAAAAAATGTCCGAGCTGAAATTCATTAAATTTCTAAAAATGAATAAATATTTTATGTGGTGTATAGAACACAAGCCAAGAAGCGGTAAAAGTATCACTATTTTATTAATATGTAAGTATTTATTAGAAAACGGCTATAAAAAAATCCTCATTATGACCTCTGTCCCCGCAACGATCAACAGTTTTATAGAGGCGTTAGATATGTATATTGATTTTAAAGCTATTAATTACAAATCGCAAGACGAATTTGACACCATTGATGCGAGCTTTCACGGTATTGTATTTTGTAGTGTTCAATATCTTAAAATGGATGGCAAAACCAAAAACACAAAAAAAGAGTTTTTAAAAAGAATGGGGTTTGATGTAACTATTTCCGACGAAGCACATCAAGGTTCTTCAACCGATAAAACCCGCGCCGATATTTTAGAAGTAGATAGCGATATTGAAGACATCTGTAAAAACACTAAACTAAATATCTTTGCTTCGGGAACAGCAGACAAAACTAAAAAATACTATCGTATTCATAGCTCATGTGTTGACGAATGGGAGATTGTTGATGAAGCATTTATGAAAAGATTAATAAAACCGACTACAGCAACCCAAAAAGAAGAAATTATTAAGTATATGGTGAATCGCCACGGGCCCGCGTTTATTGAGTGTTTTGAAAATGAGACGTTGAACAAGGATTACTCTAAACACCCTACTCAAGTATTAATGAAATATTCCATTCCTCAATCATTAATTGATGAAATAAACGCATACAATGCTAAATATGGCACCAAGTTTGGGTATAGCTGCAGCTCTTTGCTCGCGTTAAGACAAACAACAAATGATAAGGGCGAGGTTGAATATGCTGAAGAATTTGAACTGTGTAAAACTACGGATGGATTAGATATACTAAAAGGATTTCTAGACTATATTATTTCATCAAACCGAATGAGAATGTCAACAATTATGAAAGAAATTGAAATGACGCAAACAAACCGCGGATCAAGAAAATCAACTGTTGACAACCCATTGATGTTTATAATATATCTTCCCACTCACACAAGAAATAACACAATATCATTACTCCAAAAAACATTTAAACAATTTTTAGAAACACATCATTTATGGGGTGATTATAATATAGAATATTCTAATTCAAATGACAATTCCAATAATATTAATGAAAAAGAATACAATAAGGAAATTGAAGATTATATGAGAAAAACAAAAGTGGAAAATAAAAAGGGGTGTATTTTGTTATTAGGAAATAAAGGCAGTGTCGGCATTACATACAACGAGTGCGACGTAACCATATCACTAGATGACGGACATAACTTAGATAATCAAAAACAGCGGTTTTCAAGAGCTCTAACCGAAGCCAAAGGTAAAACTATAGGAATAAATATAGACATGAATATTCAAAGAACATATTTGTGCGTAATTGATATGATTCAAAAACATAGAAAAAATACCAAGACAACAAAAACAAATGCGGAAATACTATATTATTTATTTGAACACAACATATTCTTGTTCAATCCCCATTTAATTCATTACGGGAAACTAACAACCTTTGAAATTCTCTCTTATTACCAAAGAGAAGTTGAACATATCATGAAGGAAATTGACGACACTCCTTTCTTAGAAAATATAATTTGTGATGACGAAATGCGTGAATTCATAAAAACTAATTTTCAAAATATAAAACGCAAAGAGACTAACAAAGATTTAGAGGGGGCACAGCAAGATTGTCCAAAAGGAGATACGACAAAAAATCAAATTGACGCTCCACTGTCGACTGATTCTGCTTCTCAACCTAATGATAACGAAGACTCCACAATTACCGAAGAAGAAAGCCAAAAAGTTGAATTATTGATTAATCAAACTTATGAAATGTGTAAAAGCTTTCTCTTCCCGCTATTAGCCCTAATTTCAAGATCGTATAAAATATTTAATTTTAATGAAATTTTCACAAATGAAAAAACAAAAAATTTAATCATATCATTATTAAAAGACAAAAAAATTGAATTAAATGAATCCAATTATATTATTATATTATCTATAATGAATCAAATTATTGAGAATAATGGCGAAATTGTTAATAACATTCGTGAGATTTATAGCACTGCTCCCGCTCATAAATTGCGCGAGTTAATAGCAAAACACTTTATTCCTACTCAAGAAGAAAAAAAGAGTTTTGCCGAAATACCAACCCCCGTTAAATTAGTAGATGATATGCTAAATTCAGTACCCCCCGAGTTTTGGCAGACACCGCAAAAGGTATTTGAACCGTGTTGCGGTAAGGGAAATTTCGTATTAGGAATGGTTTCAAAATTTAATGACGGGTTGAGAGACAAATATCCCGATAACGAAGAAAGAATTCGGATAATTATGACCGAATGTATTTATTATGCTGATATCAATGCGCTAAATGTATTCATTACAACCGAACTACTTAGGTGCGAATTTGAAAGCATTTGTGGTATTAATGATATAGATTTTGATTTCAATGGTTATATTGGCAATACTCTTGAACTAAATATTCAAGCCAAATGGAATCTGCGTTTAGAGGATGTCGCTACTATTGGGAACCCACCATATTCTACAGACCCATCAAAACAAGACACCAAGCCTCTATATGATAAATTCATTGAAAGATACATCAATAGTAAAATGTTATTATTTGTGGTGCCTTCGCGGTGGTTTATAGGCGGCAAAGGCCTAGATCATTTTAGAGACTTTATGATGAAACGAACAGATATTGTCTTCATTAAGCATGAAGACAACGCAAAATCGTGGTTTGGAAATCACGTAGAAATAAAAGGCGGCGTAAATTATTTCTTAAAAGACGCATCATATAACGGGACATGTTTATTTAACGGCGTACCTTATAACTTATCCAAGTACGATTGTATTGTAAAACCGACCTACCACGAAATGATTGACACTGTAAGTAGTTTAGATAGTATCGCAAAGATATATTGTTCATCGGGTTATTTTAAATATAGAACAAACGATAGCAGACTTGGCGATGTCGGAGAAATTAAATGTTACGTATCTTCATTAAAATCTAAAGACAGAAGTAAGTATATAGATGATTATGACTTCACAGAAAACAATACCTTTTGGAAGGTAATTACACCTAGAGCCGCATTTGGAGCATTTAGCGGTTTTGGCGAGAAATTTATAGGAAAACCTAACGAAATACATACAGACAGCTATATATCATTTCGTGTTAATAATGAACAAGAGGCTCGCTCGTTATTAAGTTATTTAGATACAAAGTTTGCTAATCATTTGTTATCAATTAGAAAAATTTCTCAAGACATAAGTGAAAATACTTGCAAATGGATTCCATTAGTTCCATTAGATCGTATATGGAGTGACGATAAAGTTTGCGAATTTTTAAAAATAATTCAACCTATGTATATTTAAAATACTTGCCACTTGTAACACTAATTATTTGATAAAGTTTTACTAACATACTATATTATGGGAGGGAGCATATTACCCGTAACTATTCATAATAACACTATTTTTTTCTTATTTGGGCAAGAGCGCAACATTGACGAAAATCCCGGATGGAGCGATTTTGGCGGCGGGACAGATAAAGGCGAGTCGTTTCTTCAAACCGCGTATAGGGAGGGCAGTGAGGAGCTAACCGGCTTTCTAGGCGACGCAGCCGATATTAAAAAACTTTTAAACAAATACGGCACCTATAATGTAGACTTTCAATCTCAAGGACATACTACATATCGCTGCCATATATTTCCAATTCATTTCGCCGAAGGCATGGACGCACTACCTCATTATTATAATAACAACCAACGTTTTCTACAAAAACATTTAGATCCCAAAGTTATTCGCGACACCAAAATATTTGAAAAAACACGTATCCGATGGTTCTCTTTCGCGGACATGAAAAAACAACACAAGAAATTTCGCTCTTTTTATCAAAATATCGTTGCTCTCATTTTAGACCAACAACCCCAAATTGAAGCATTTATTCGCAAATCGTTGAATAAAAACATAACGACAACTAACAAATATCGTAAAACTTATCGTAAAACTAACAAAACGCGGAAGAATAATTAGGCTGTTCTCGGTTTATTACGTTATAATAATAATATTCAAATTTAGAAAAATTAACAAAATTTAAATTTACACCCGTTAACTGCGTTATTTCTTTTATGTAATTTTCTACTTCCCCAACACTTATTGTATTCGGTATTTTTATCTCCAATACATCTTTATCCATACGGTTATAAATATGATTCTGGCTAAACTCAATGTTAGTATCTATTGTCATCCTCATATTTGAATTATTTTTGTAAATAAATGAATAGCGCTTATACGTATTATGAAAAATTGGCATCAACTTTTTCGTTTTTATTTTTTTTATTATACTTGTAACTGTATTTTTATACTCATCGCCGACCATTTGCTCATCTAATAAATTATAATTGTCATCTATTTGCGCGCGTATTTTTGTACCGCCAAAATATTTTATTTCAAAATATATATTTGGCGCAAAATGATATCTACGTATGCGAATACACTTTGTTAGTGGCATATTCAAGTTACATACACGATTCTTCATTACAGACAAATCCGAGTAATCATAGTAGGTCGTATACAAAATATCACAATAAGTATCATTCATTAGTGACGGCACAAATATGGAGTCTTGTCGCATTAATTTAGATGTTTCATTCGGTTCCAAAATACACTTTACTGTTTTGCGTTCAATAAAACTAGGCGTGTTGGGTTCAATATATGTGTAACCATTAATGGCGTAACATTTCTGTAAATTCTTATAACTCATTGCCCTATGTAATCCGTGTATGTTAAAATATTCCTTTTTTTCCATAATAAACAACAACATAACTAACACAATTACAAAAACACAACCATATTTAATATAATTATAACCATGAACATGTTCCATTATATAAATATAATTATATATTTATATAACCAAAAATTGTATTTTATTGATATTTTTTGTATTATTATTTCTATTATATTATATTATATTAT